CCAGAAAGCGACCTGTAGGATTACTCGTTACTCCGGTCAAAGCTGTAGGAGGTTGCGAAGCCGCGTTCCATGTCGCACTGATGTTACCCGCGCTCAACAAGTCAATCTGACTCGCCATTTTGTTTAAGATCAACTGCAACTGCGGTGTATCGGCGTAAGTAACGTTCTGACCGTTGATGCTCGCCGTGATAGTTGGTAAGTTGATGTTCCCAATGCGCGACATATTAATTTCTCCCCAACTTAATCATTGACGGCACCCATTCCATAGCCTCGAAATCCCCATTGAATTTCAAAATTAGGCTATGCCAGCGATTGCTTTGGTCAACGTCAATACGGCTATCACCAAGCACAAGCGGCCCAGCGTTCACGCTGGTAATAGCTGATGGGTCGTTGCTGCCCAGCGTTGTTTTCCCTTGCCATAAAGCAGTACCAGAAGTGGGCTGCGTTTTGAATCTGATTCTGAACTGCTGCATGGCGGAATATGCCGTGTCGTCCCCAAAAGCATTTGTGGTGATCGTTGCGCCGCTCGACGTACCTGCTAAAGCTTGAAGCGTATTGGTTGCATCGAAGTAACCAGGCGTTGTGCGGAAGTTATTCCAGAACGAACTGTTATAGGAGATACCAGGCAGGTCGTTATACGTGTTCCACTCAGTACCCAATGAGTTGTACGTTATCTCACCATTAAGGATAGTCACGAAGCACTGCATGCTTGTATCCATTACACCCCATGTACCGGTTGCCCAGTTGTAGCAGATGCAAGTATCGATGGTTCCGTTCAGCGAGTTATTACTTGCAAATCCCCAATAGATAACCTTTTGATCTTTGTCGTAGAAGCTACTGATGCTGTTCTTGCTGTTTGGATTCAATGTGTTAAAGAACCATCGACGCACGTTTTGGCCAATTGGGACGGGCAAGCCGTTACCCTGGTATGCGTAGAAGTCGTCAGGACCAATGAAGTAAAGTGTGTTAGCTACAGTCACTACGCTTTCATGGTTAAGTGCGCCAACTGACTTACTGACAGCTTGGAAGTCCCACCCTACTGGGTATCCCGTTTGAGTACCCAGATACATACTGTTCTCTTTGAAGATCACTGCGTTAGGGCCGATAGACGCACCCGCTGTAATAGGGCCCGGCGTATCGATTAGCTGTCCATACGCGCACAACGTTTGCAAGTTGCTTGTGTCCCATTGTGTATAGTCGTAGATACCTGAGCAGAACCAAAAGTCACCACCAGCTACTTGCGGTGGATTCGAACAGTTGCAGACGAAAACTTGACCGTTCGCAACGAAGATGATCTCCCCAATCGGAGCGGCTACAAGCTGTGCTGTTGCTGATGCTCCACTACCCGAGCTATCGGTGATGGTTACAGTTGGCGCGCTTGTATAACCGCTTCCCCTGTTAGTGAGTGTGATTGCCGTAATTACCCCGCCTACTACTGTTGCTGTTGCCGTAGCTTGGATGCCGCTGCTGATGTTAGGCGCGGAGATAGTGACCGTCGGGCCGACGTAACCAGTACCACCGTTGTTCACAGTGATCCCTGAGAGCGCGACAGGAACATTCGTAAACTTGCTTGACAGCGAGCTTTGCAAGACTGTCTGCCCGTTCACAGCGAGGCTGACGTTACCAAATGCCGCGAAGCGCCACTTGCTGTCTGTGCCTAGCGAATAGCCGCCCGCTGCTGACTGATCTACCCATGCTCCGTCTACGTCTTCATACAAGCTGCTTGACGTACCGGCGAACATACGAGCAGTACCATCAAGCAACAGAAGCAAAGCAGAACCAAGAGCAGGCTTCGAGAGTGTGGTTAGCCCGCCGTTAATTGGACTTGCTGCGCCCTTAAAACCAATGAGGGTTGGAACTACGTTGTTGCAGTCCTGAAAGATACCCGGCGTACTTGGATCTAAATCAGGAGCAAAACCTACTAGCTTTTGTGGCTCAATTTCCATGCGTGTTGCCATACTTCACCTTAGCTTCTTTTAATTGTTAGTTTGGTGCGCTCAGGTGTCATTTCCTTAGTTGCGGCCAACTTCACTTCTTCCAAACCAGCTTCCAGCATACCTTCCCATACCTCGATACGTTCATCGTCAATGAGGTAAGGCGTTGCCTCAAGCAACGTTGCATACAAATAGAGGTTTGGATAATCCTCAAGCAACCAGTTCGATTCGTTGGAGTCTGATAGTCCCTCCAATTCCTGGTAGTAGTACATCGTCAATGACGAGCTACCATCCACATAGGTCTGCAACAGTAGGTTGGTGCCTATGATTGTGTACTCATACAGGTAATCGTTAGCCTTCTCCAACTGCAATTGATCGGGCGTGATATACGTCATTGGAATGTTGTTGTATGTCACACGGATCATCGCACCGTAATCAGAAGGCAAAGCGATAACGTGTGAGCCTTGACCTGGAACCAGTGTGTATGGAAGCTGTACCTGCTGTGGTAATGTTCGAATGACGTTGCGTAGACGCACTTCTGCTAGTTGGATGAATAACGGAATCTGCGCAGTCAGGTTTGCACGCTGCAAGTATGTCGCCACGACCGACTGGAAATCGTCGTATGAACTGAAGTCTAGTGATGCCAATTTGTGGCCTCCTTTCTTATTATTTTTCTAGGCCGGTTGCTACTTACACACCGCTTGGACGCAAACGGAAGTACGCTAAGTCTGGGTCTTTCAATACCCGGCGAATATGTTCTTTGTTACCTATAAACTCATGCAATGTGATGCCGTGAATGTTGCAATACTGCTCGACGATCGCTTCTGGAATCTCCATTACGGGACGGAACTCTTCGCCATAGCTTGACTTGCTTTCCAAGTTCGTGCGCCATGCTTTGACTTGTTCCAATGTATCCCCGAGATCGAAGGTACGCTTGACGATGATCTTTTCACCTGATACATCGTTGTCGAACAGCAGTTCGGTTGAGCGGTCTGCGTGCAATGGTGCGTTCGGGTCAGTGATGATCTGTGGTGCTTCTTGCTTTACACCTGATAAGTCGAATGTTGCGTTGCTGCCAGATACAAAAAACTGCTTACTCATTACTGTGCTCCTGCTGTCTTTTTCTTTTCTGCTGCAATACGACCAGTTGCACTGATAGTCTTCAGTTCTTGCTTGAAGTCACGTACAGCACGTACCTTGTGCCATTGCAGCTCGCGTTGAATTTGATCTAGTGAGTCGATCATCTTTTGTGTTGCATCGCTTTCCATTTTGTCGAGGATCTCGTTCAAGATATGGTTAGCCAACAAAGCATTAGCTTCATTGGCGCGTGCGATCTGGGCATCATATTCATGCGTGCTTTTTACTTTTCGTTCCATGTTTACTCTCCGTTATATGGATTATTTTGCTGTGAGCCGTCTGGTTCTGGTGCAGCAATAACGCTGTTCAAGAAGTTATCGTACTCACCACTTGCATGTAGGTTAATCTTGGTCAACGCAGCGTTCATTGATTCTGTTGTGCTCTGGAATGTCTCATTGAACATTGCCGCTTCCGCTTGTGGATCGACCATTGCTTTAAGTGCTGCCGCCTCACGTTGAATTGCAGCTTGCAGATAAAGCTTCTCTAGCTCGATCTTTTGCTGCATTTGCAGCTTGGCTATTTCACGTTGATGGGCAAGCATTGCCTGTTGATCGTCGCTCTTAGCTTGCGCTTCGATACGCATAGCATCCAACTGCGCTTGGCGTTCCTGACGTGCGCTATCGTTCTGCGCTTGCATCTGCTCAATTTGAATCTTTGCTTGCACCTCAGGCGGAACTTGTGGTTGTGGAGGCTGTGGCATTGGTGATTGTGGCTTCTTAAAGAACTCATCCACGTTAGTAAAGTTCATAGCATGGACCAGCTTTTCGATTGTGTTGTGTACATTGAACAGGTCAGCCATACCTGACGATGTTTGAATTGCTTGCATCTGCAATTGCAGAATTTGGTTAAGGTAAGCAAGTTCACGTGACTTATCGCCAGTACCCAAGCCAACACGTACACAGGCGTCGTATTGGTGCGCAGCATCCATTGGATCAGCCTGGACGAGCTGACCGTTTAAACGGATCTGCATCATCTCGTTTTGGTACTGCGCTAACAGCTTTTGAATACGCAAGAAAAGTGGTTTAAAGCCGTTCTCTGCAAACTCACGTGCCATCAACTTAATTCGTTGCTCAGCACGCTCTGTCATTGCTTGATAGCCCGTTGCTGTCTCATTGATAATGTCAGCATCAGAGCCTTGCGTAAGCTTTTGAACGCCTGTGCGCTCCTGCTTCATTGTGTCGATAAGCTCAAGCAGGGTGGTTACTGATGAAACGTCGCCTGAGCCGGTGCTTAATACACCAACTGCTGCCGGGTCTTTAACGCGCACAATACCGCCAGGACGGCCATCTAACAGGTCGTCTAGGTTCACTTGCCCTTCTACTGCAAACATCTGTGCGTTAGCACCCAAGCTGATGTTATCGACCAATGCGCGCATCAACTGTGTCTGATTAAGCTGTGCGTTCTGTGCTTGCTCAGCTACTGATACACCGAATGACAAGTGAGGCAATGGGTTAGCAACAAGCATGATGAACGGGTTGCCATCACATGGCTCGTTCTCAAGAATGGTGTTACCGCATCGAATGATCTTTCGCCATTCGGCAATGCCTGTTTGCAGGTAGTCCAGCTTTACATACGCCTCAACAATGATTACTTGACGCATGGACGGATCAATTTGGTTGTTCATGTATGACCACGCATAAGCCCCTTCTAACTCCTTACGGGTTAGATAAGTGCGTGTCATTTCTGGGTCATACGCTGTATTGCTGATCTCTTCCAACACGTCAGGATCAAAGCCCATCGCACGTAAATCGGAAATCGTTATACGGCGTGCGTGAGCCGCGTAATGCGCTTCGTCCAAGCTGCGTGCTTGCGGATCGATGTAGAACTCTTCAAGCGGTACGTTGACGATCTTTACTTTGCCGCGCGTACTGTTTTTGTGGTCAACGTCTTCATGCACAACAATGTCATGCAAGTATTGGCTGATAGCTGGCTCGGATGGATCAATCTGTACTGTCGCCGCTTGCTGCAATACTTGAACAGGGTTCGCGCCTTGCTGAATGGCCTGTCCGGCTTGTGCTACTTGCGGAGAAAGCAACTGTGGTTGCTGTCCGATCGCTTGTGCCTTGGCGATCGCTAGGCCATGCTGGATAGTTGTAAGAGGCTCGAAGTCGGGGTTCTCATAGATGCGGTGTTTGATAATTGCAAACTCACCAGCCTCTGCTTCCTCTTTGAGCAGTTCAAATTGTAGGTCGGTCAATCCGCGATACTGTGTGGTCTTAGCTGTTAAATCAGGCTCCCAATACACCTTGATAATGCCGCCTGGGGACATTAATGCATCGTGAATCCATGTGCGCGCGATCTTGTAACCGTGGTTCTGTTCGTTGAACACGTAGTTGCACATAGCTGTAGTCAGCGCTGCGCTTTTGTTCTGCTGTGGCTGGCGTGCTTGGAACTCAACAACGTTTTGCGTGCCGCAAAACACGTCAAGCAACGGTGGCAACAGCCAGTTGATGGTGTCGGCTACAGAGCTATCAACCCAGTTAGAACGACCAGGGCTTAATGGAGGCGTAAAGATGCCCTCCGGCTGCGCTAGGTAGAACTCATTGCTGACAGCAGCACGGATGCTGATCTCGTCTTGCACATATGCACGTGCGCGAGTTTCGAACACGTTCAGGAACGCAATGACTTCTTCGTCGGTCATTGGGCCTACTTCGTTACCCTGCTCGTCTGTACTTACCTCGTTCGCTGACACGTCAAAGTCTGTTTGCTCAGGCTGAGGTAGTGCGCCCGGCAGCAGTTCGTTCATTTGCTGCACTAGCGCGTCCGTACTATCTCGGTCCTTACGCTTGGCGAACAGTGGGTTGTTATCGTCGAGATTTTGAACAAGCGCGTTTCTGCGCTTCTTTTGTATAGGCTGACCGTTTAGGTCTTTTTGTTGTCCCGCTCCGTCTGAGTTGCTTTGATTGTCAACGGGCAGAGTTGGACGTGGTGTTTTTTTATTAGCCATAAAGGGATTGCTCCAATGGAATCCCTTTTATTTATTTCAGCAGTACAGATGAAAAAAGGGAGCCGAAGCCCCCTTTAGCTGTTGCGTGTCCAACCAACGATTAAACGTTGTTCAGGTCTGCAATTGTGAAGCTTGATGCTTGGTTACGCGCTTCCAATGTACCTTCCCAACGGATTTGGAAGTTACGTGCGTCACCAGTTGTAGCCAGTTCTTCTGTATCGAAGCCACGCAGAACAGCTAGTGACCACATTTCTGTGTCGATACCGAACACTTCCTTAGCACCAGTGATAACACGGTTTGGAACGCAAGTTACTTCACCGAAGTCAGATTGGTAAATTGTGTAGGAAGTCTTCAATGTAACTTTGCCGTCGTTGTTGACGTCTTGCATACGTGTGATGTTGCCTGTGAAGCCTGACTGTACTTGCTTACCTGCTGGTGTCAGGATAAGCATGTCAACATTACCGCCAGCAATGTATGCCTCTTGCAGAGCTTGTTTCAACAGTGTTTCTGTATAAGGTTGCAATGTACCTGCTACTGGCGCTGTACCTGGATTACCTGCTACTGGAGCGGAACCACCTGTACCGCCGAGATAGTTGGTTGAGTTCCAACCGAAAACACCCTTCATCTGACGTGCTACTGAGCTTGAACCTGTTGCTGAAGTAGTATTGAGCAATGCAGCGTACTCAATGTCTTTCTTCAATTGCATCATGGTTTTAGCTTGCAAACGTGCAATCTGGTTAGGACCAGCGTGCTTCACTGCTTCCTGTGTGTTTGATACTGAGAAAGCATCACCGACGATCTGGCTGTAGTTGCCCAGACGTACTGTTGGCGCTTCGTTTGTGTAGCTGGCGTCTGCACCTTCCAGCAACGCAACGTTAGCTGGTGCTGACAAAGCATCTGTTTGCCATTCGTGGTAAATGGCTGTTGCGCCTGTTTGTGAGATTGCTGATACAAATGGTGTATCAGTTGGCGAGATCATGAATACTTTGTCGATCAAGTCTTCACGATTACCTACTGTAGAGTAGGTTGTTACTGTATTGCTTGGCATGATTTGTTTTCCTTATTATTATGCCATCCGGGTTGACCGGAAATTGTTTATGGTTATTTCTTCTTAGCCCATTGGCTCGCCAAATAAGCTTCAAAGTTTTTAGCTGTTGGTTCGTTACGCAAGGTATCGTTCCAAGCTTTAGCTTCACGTGCATTTGCTGTTTGAGCCTGTCTACTTCTAAAGCCAGGATCACCAGTAGTTGCTGTTCCGCTACTCAAAGTTTTCTTAGAAGGAGCAACCTTTGCCTTCTTGGCATTGTTGTCCTTTACCAATTTGTCGTACATCGCAGCCTTGTGCGCAACTTTCAACAAACGAGCATCAACCAAAGTGTTGAGTTCATCAGCAGTGAATCCTTCTTCGGTCAGGTAGGTATTAACTCTTGATACCGCCTTTGCCGCTACATCCGGGTTCTTCCACTGTGGAAAGAAATCTAGAATGGCTTTCTTTTGCTGCTCTAGATACTCAGTCTGTCTCTTTTGGAGTTCAGCCTGCTCTTGCTTTGCAATGTTCTCTTGTATAAGTTTCGCTTGTTGTGCTTGATAAGCTTTTGCCTGGTACAGTTCCTTTTGCTTGAAATATTCAAGTGGATCTGTATCGTACAAAGTTTGCCAGTCAGGCTCTTGCTGTGTTGTCTGACTATCAATAAATGTCTGGTATTGCTCGATCAAGTTCTTCAATACGCTACGCTCCTTAGCGTAAGCCTCTTGAATCTCCGTAGCTTCTTTGCGCATTTTTGAAGCTTCAGTGAACTTGTCGTTTGATGCACGCCATTTTTGTGCATCAGCGATCAATTCAGACTTCTTAACCTCGATTTTCTTACCATCAACTTGAATCTCGAAAACTGGTTCAGAGTCGCTATCATCATTGCTGTTAGTTTCGGTAGCTTCATCAGCATCTAGTTCTAACAGGTCAGGATCAAGCTCGTCGGAATCAGCATCGGATTCGGCATTGCTATCAGAAACTTCATCATCCCTAGCGGAATCTTGTTCTTGGGTGAAACCAAAAGGATCAGGCAGTTTCTTGCCGCCTTTAAATTCCTCGGATTTGCGCCCTTCAAATTTCTTAGGGATAGGCTTTTCGTTCAAGTATTTCGCAAGGTCATACTCAGTATCGCCGTTAAGGGATACGCCGTCACTAGCGCCGCTGTCAACTTGACTTGCGCTGTCTAAGTTGTCATTGGTGGCATCGTTAACATTAGTGTCCATGATTATTTATTTTCCTTATTCATCTGGAACGTTTATCTACGGTCAAACACCGTAGTGTTTTTGTAGTTAATGGGTTTACCCCATGAACTAACTTGGTTACTACTTTGCAATGACTCTATGTTCACTGCTAGGTATCTAAATGCGTCGGCACCGTGGGAATAGTTGTCATGCACTGGCTTACCTAAGCTGCCATCCGGCCGCTCTGCATAGTGGTAGCGCTTAAGGTTCTCCAATAACAGCGCCGTGCTGTCTTTATCAAAGATGACGTTCGAGAACATTTGCTTGGCCGCGCGAATACCCGCCTCAATCGTCAAGCTTGGCGTTATCTCGACTTTCCAGCCGAATGTTTCAAGTATCTCTTGTGCTGATTGTCCCGTCTTAAAGTCGCGATGGGCGCCGTCATGAGGTAGGTAACAGGTGCCCCAGCTTACCTTATGCTGTCTACCCCACTCTCTAAGTTCCTCGTTGTACTCAGATAGTGTTTTGCGGTTACTTTCGATATATCCAACAAGCCGTGCGTCCGAGTAAATCTTTTGCACGAGTATGATCGCTGTTTGGTCCGCCCAACCTAAGTCCCATATCGCATGGACTGGGAGCTTTGGATCAACGCTCAAGCGAGTTACGCGATCTTCCTCGTATGTCCTGCTCAACTCACGGAAGTAGACCGCACCAACCTGGGCTGGCAGTATTTGCCCTTCCCAGATGTTTTTGTATTCATCCTCTGGCAAGCGAGCTTTGTCTGCTCTGCGCTCTACATCAAGGACCGATGGAAACCAAGGGTTGTGGTCCCAATTGACTGCTACGTCTTTGACGTCCTCTCGCGTGTTTAACACATAGCGTTGATATACCGCGTCTGTGTCTAGGCTCGGGTTCCAGGTAAAGAAGAAGCGCGAGCCATCCGCACGGATAGTAGGGATTAGAATTTTCAGCGAACGCTCGGTAAGCCCTGCTGCTTCTTCTCCCCAACATAAATCGATACCTTGGAAGGACTTGATACTCTCAACAGTTTGGTCCGACAGCCCTTTGAAGATAAACACTGAGCCGTTATTGCAACGTATCTCGTTCAGTGTTGAGCTAAATGCGTGACTAAGCCCTAGCTCTTGTATCAAGTCCTGCAAGCTTTGATAGACTGAATCCTTAATGCTGTTCTGTACTTCGCGAAAGCAGAGAATCTTTAGTGGTCGGTTGTATGCAAGCAGGATCAGTATCTTTGCCACTGTCACGGACTTACCAGAACCACGGCCGCCACGCATTGATACGAAGCGGTACTTGGGGTCCAGCAGCGGAAGGAAGTCTTCTGTGATGCTGGTGTCGTGCTCAGTGCCCTGTAGTGGTTTGCCGTCTATGTCTACGACACCCACTAGCTCAGGCTCTGCGCTCGACTTGTAGACGCCGATACGGAACTGCTTTGGTGCTTTGATCTGTTGCTGCTTCTTGACCAACTCTTCCAAAGCACCGAGGCGCTTTAGAAGTTGTGTTGTCATACTTTGTGATAGATGCTCAGATCCATCACACCCATGTGATGCGGTTGGTTGAGGGTGCTGCTAAGAAGCGCCTCAAGTTGCTCGATGCGCTTCACAAGCTGCTCTTGTTCGTGGACAGTCGCGATATGCTTGATGCTGTTGATAATGTCTAGCGCTACGTCTGGGGGTATGTCGCCCTTTGACATTGCTTCCATAACCACTTCTGCTTTCTCGTGGTATGGCGCGTTCCGGTCGTACTGGAAGTTGACAGGTTGCAGCGTTGTTTTAGGAATTGGAATGGCAGTCTTAATAACAATCTCGATCATGTCTTTGTTGTTATTAACGAAAGCCTCGTTGACAATATGCTCAAACAGGTCATCTTCTGACCAGTTCATTTTCTTTTTTAAAGCATTCAGGATTTTTGTCTTGCTTGACTTGCCGCGCGTATTGCCCGGAGTTGGTTGGTTGCCGGGACCAAATGCGTTTGATGGGGCTTTAGTGTTAGCCATGTGTTTTCCTCGTTCATTCGCCGACTGGTAGAGGTCGCGAGTTTTATTCTTTTATTTATGACGGGAATTAATACGGGCGGCTAACCGGAAATACGAAAGCCCCAAGCTGTTACACAAGGGGCTTGTTTGCTACAGCGTAACTTACGCTGCTTTGCTTTTCGGCCAAGGCCAAGGGCCGGGTTCTCCTTGCTTTGCGGTCTTGCGTGCAGGTGCTTTCTTTGCCGCCGGCGCAGCTTGTGGTGTTGGTGCAGCTTGAACGGGTTGCACTGGCTGTTCCGCGGGAGCTTTGGCGCGTTGATCGACCTTCCCCTCAGCGAGTACAGCTTTGTACTTGTCGAACAGTGATTGCGGCCAGTCAGCGCCAAGCAACTCAGTCTGCTTGCTCGCATCGAGGTCTATGTGCTTGAGCTTCTTCGCGTCGGTGCCATCAAGCTTCTGTTTGTACAGCGCTAGTGCCTCATCCATGCTGTCGGCAAACTTGAAGCGCAACGCACCACCGCGTCGGCCGAAGAACTTGACCACCTTGTCGCCCGCTTGCAGCAAGCCCCAGAGACTGTCCTTCTTTGGCTTGTCGTTGCCCTTACCTTTGACGAATGCGTGACCAACCTTGACCACTGCGAATTCCACTTTGGTAGCGGTTGCTTTGGTGCTCTTACGCGCTGTTGCCATGTGCCTTCTCCTTGCTGTTGATTAGGACTGCTTACCATGCTGCGATGGTAGCGAGACCAACCAATTAGTCGCTAAAGAATTCCTATTGAACCTGACATGCTCAATTGGAAACCACAATTGGCACAGTCTTGTTACCACCAACCATATCAATAGACTTGGTTATGCGGTAACTAACTAGGAAAACTAACCATGTCGTATGAGCTACCACGCGCTGCAAAGTTGTTGGTCGAGGTGCAAAGCAAGTACATCGGCAAAGACGAGGGACGCAAGCACAAAGCTGGAAAGGTCGTAAAGGTTCAGCGTAGCCCCGCAGATCCCGGCGTGTTCATCATATGGTTCGGGAAAGCTGAGATTGCGAAGGTTCCCGCACTGCAACTCAGCGCAACCATCGAGTACACCGACGGTCGCCCACAGCTTTGAACACCACGCACATTTTTGCTATAACATACAAGGAGCTAACGCTGTGAGAGATCAAATGGACCTGATGAAGTTCGAGGCCGACCTAGTGCTGATGCGCACGACCAATGACAAGCTTGCGGCTGAGACGGCCAAGCTGGTCGATGAAACGCTCAAGCTGCGCACTGAGCGGCTTTGGATGCCGTTCGTATGGGGCGCTACCTTTGCCTCAGCAGTGTTTGGTGTTGTGATCGCGTTGATCAAAGTGCTGCACTGATAATCGAGCAGATTTAACGAAACTAAAGCCCTAAGCTTGTGCTTGGGGCTTTTTCTTTTGCTACATGAGGCCGCATGAATAATACAACGACGCCGAAAGACCCCTATTTGAAAGACCTTTCACCCGAGGCGCAAACAGCATTGACACGGCAGCTTACTCCCTGTTGTCTACCATGTTTAAATGAACGTACCATTTAAACATGGTTGCAAGACTTATTTGAAGATGGTTGCAATCGTTTATTGAGCAATGAGCGCAGCCAACACTTCGTTGCGATCCTTCATGAATGCCGCCGCCAATACTTTAGCGGCTTTAAAAGCGTCCAACGCCTCCGGGTCGCCTTTTTCAACCAGGCGGCGATTTTCATCACCACGGAGGAATGCTTTTGTATTGTTGATCGCGAATTGATAGGGCGTAATCATGTTTTTCTCCCGAAAGTCCGTGAATTTTCACTTCATGTAAACAGCAAGGCGACGTGTCTTCGAATCTGCATAGAAGCACTTTGCTTTTGCATCATACTGCGTCATAGGATCACGCAGTAGCTTGCCTGCAATGATCTTTACGCTACGTTGCGATTCACTGGGCTTGCTGTATTTGCCGAGGCAACCTTACCCGCGACGCTGGCAACAATGCGACCGTTGAGCTTATAGTTAGCGCGGTAGTCACATTCTGAGATTGCGCACTCAAACGGGCTGTTAAGCACTGCAAAGATTGCGTTAGTACGTGCCTCGCGCAACGTAGCGCCCTCCTTTGTGACGATCGTTTCGCCTTGGAGTTCAATGCTCAGTTCGTACATGCTGTAACCTCGTCCTAGTTAGTTGATCGTTGCGTTGCCGCAAAAACCAGTCTAAAGACATGGTTTGGTGGATCAACTACCAAGCCAGTTGTATTTGCCTATTGAACTTGGTTGCTCAGTTAACGAAAACTGGTGCATACTTGGCCCACTTTGCTACTATCGCGGCTGGCAACACCGTTCAACTTTTAAGAGGAGAAGCAAGGTATGGCAACGAAGAAGGACAACCGCACGCTCGACGAACTGCTCGCAGCACAAGCGGAACTTGAAGCAGCTATTGAGGAACGTCGTCAAGCCGAAGCTGGCGAAGCGCTCGAGCAGATCGCTGCACTGGTAGCAAAGTTTGGTTTCACCAGCGAACACATTTTCCCGACCCGGCGCACACGTCGCCCGTCCGATCCGTCGAAAGCAAAGCTGTACCGCAACCCCAAGACTGGCGAGGAATATCATGGTCGCGGCAAGCCTCCGCGTAGCTTCGCAGAGGTAGGCAAGGAAGTTTGGCAGTCCTGGCTTGTGCAGTAAGCTGTGCTGCAAAACTATGGGGAGCTTAAAGCTCCCCATTTCTTTTAGAGCGTGTTGCCTGCTGCTAACCATTCCAAGTACAGACCAAGCCCGCGGAATATCTCACCCGCCCAAAAGCCGTAGAAGTAGTGCCCGTTAGCCCAGCTCGAGAACGAACCCGTCATGTCAGCGTCAGAGCCTTGCGCTACAACGTAGGTCGAGTACAACTGCTGTAGCAGGTTGCGCATGACTTGCTTGGGATACCCAGACGTATCGCCCGCGTTCAGCATCTCCACACAACCGGCGAGGAACAGGCCGGTCATGTGCCCTACATTGGTCGGGTTGCTCTGCGTAGGGTCAGGGCTGTATCCGTTGTTGAACGGAGGCGCGTTGCTCGGGAAGTCGGTGGGCGTCAAACCACCATTGTTCTGCTGGAAAGTGTGTAGGAACGACGCAAAGTTCTGGCACACGGTAACGAGCTTAGGATCAACAGTCTGCCCCTTGCGCACAAGCTCGGCCCACAGGTGGCATGCGGACCAAAACGCGCGTGCTTCATAGCCGCCCCACGGATACGGTTGATCCGATCCCCATGAGAATGTGCCAACTGTCCCCTCTCCTAAGTCGTCGTAGCGCGGCCATACGTACACCGGCGCAAACGGACCTAGCACACCAATCTTTGTGTTGTATGCCTGCTGTGCGTCGTACCAAAACTGAATAACGTTTGCGTAGTAGCTTGGCAAGCTCGCGTCGACCCAGTTTACAGGGTACTGATAACCTGAGTACGGTGTACCGCGCCAAAACTCATTACGTCTTAGTGAAGGCGAATATTGGTTAGAGAAAGGTACTACGCCAGGAGTGTACTTTAGTGCCGCTGTACCTGAGTTTTGAATCGTTACGTCACCAACTGACCACGTAAAGGCGTTCACGTCGTTAGCGTGCATATACCATTGTGTGGACCACTCATAGTTTGGACTATAGTACGTTGGCACTTGCCCCCAGCAATAAACAGCGATAGATGCTGCGCTGTTGGACGTCTCAAAAATAACCTGCGTTAGCGCGTTGTTCGGCGTTGGAGTAGGTGAAGGGTTTCCACTTTGGTATGGCGCCAACGTGAACAAATTCCAGCTTAATGATATTGTGGTCCAATCGTTTGCCTGCGGAAGTTGATACCAATAGTTTACACCAAGCGCATCAGCGACTTTGATGTACATTGTTCCTGAAATAGTCTTGTATGTCAGCGATTCAAGCGGCGCAGTGCCACCAGGGACATGCCAAAAACCAGCGACAACACCCGAGTTGTTATCAGGCACGTCAGCAATGCCAATATAGTCAGCATAGCTAGTGCCACCGATACTAAACGTTGCGTATTGGCTACTACCGGTTCCGTTACCGTATGCGGAAAAGTTATTCCCATCAAACATGATGATAGGCGTGCCGTCCGAACGATCAACCGTCAACATTTGGTTGAAGTTAACATTCATAGGTGCGGGAACGCCATTAACACCAGGAGGCGCAGAGTAACGGTACTGTGTTCCCGTTGATGCATCTACCGCTGACTTAATCAATGTCAAAAAGTCTAAACGGGCGGTCGGGCTTGTCATTGCCGAATTGACCTGCATATAGCTGCTAGGCGCTATTTGATTGAATACTGCGATTTGCTCAAGCGCAACAGTACCTACGCTCGTTCCAGACGACTCAGCAGTTTTTGTAGCTTGAATATAGCCATTAACATCGCGGGTTACTGTTGCCACGCTCGTTGTTGGCGTATAACTCCACCAGTATGAGATACCGTAATCCGTCGGATCAGCGCCCACTTCTTGGCGGAAGTAATACGTCACGTCGTCAACGACAGAGGCTTCAAGGCACGTTTGCAATGCAGACTGATACACCTGGTTGTAATAGCTGTTGCCCGTTGCGTTGTAGAGCAACAGAGCAGCTTCCGTAAACCATTGTTCCGCGTCGATAGCATTACCATACTCATCTACCGTCACAGAGCGCCATGTAGGCCATACGTCGAATGGTGTGTTACGTGAAACCATTACACCCGCTGGTATTACGTAGCTCACGTTAGCAACGCCATTGAACGTCGTGTTTTGCAACACAACAGTACCTACCGCTGGTGTTGGTGATGGTGCTGGGCTAACCGCATCATTGTTTGAATCCCAAGCGCCATTTGTTGCCATGTAATAAGAGAACGGTAAGCTTGTACCACCTGAGGCAGGACCAGCGCGCACTGAATTGTAGGCGTTCTTACCTGTGTATACTTCATACACCTTTACAAGCTGATCGCCGTATGTTGGGCCACCTGCTGGGATTACGCCAACACCGTTGTTAAACAATACTGGCTGCGCATAAAAACCTGGGCTTTGGTCGTCGAGCGGATTGGGTGGACCATACACACCAAACGGATTCTTACCGTTTAAGATCCAGTTCGAACGATAAACTTGCGGGGTTGACGGAACAGGTTGACCGCCATAGAAGTAGTTAACATAGGCTTGGAAGTAATATTCCGCTTTTTGCAAATAAGCAGGATTGCCCGTCCCTTTCCATGCATAGTAATAACCGAGTATCAAAAGCGATTGGCCTTCAGTTGTGGCGCACTGTGTAGGCGTATAGCCCTGCGGTCCACCCTCAAAGTGCAGGTTATTCGCAATCACACCCTCGTTATTAATGATGTATTTGTTGGCAACGTTATCACCGTTATCGTCAACATCACCGGTATGACGAGCAAGAAAGCCGTCGAGGCCATTTATGATACTGACCGCGTTCTGGGCCAGTGCGTGATTTGCCGCTAATAGTCCTGGTCTCATTTACCCACCTGTTAGTTAATTTGACCGACGTAGTAGCCAGCGAATGTAGTACCGTCGATGCTTTCGAATTCAACGACGTTTCGATTGCCTACGGTGTAGCCTAAAACTGGTGGAGAACCACCGACCCAATGAATACGTGAATCCCATGTGCTGATCGTGTTGGAACCCGTACCTTGCTCAAAGTAGAAAGTAAGACGCAGCGCCTTACCAGTTGGCAATGAGAAGTTGGTAAAGTTAAACGTAGCCGTAGCCGCGTTCAAGACAACGTGGTAGGCAGGCGATGGAGTAGTTAAGTCGATATTGATTGTCGAAGAACCGCTGACTTGGACTAGATCGTAGTAGCTATCTGCGCTCAGTTGGCCCTGCGCATTGACGACTAAGCCTGAGCCTGCGGAAACAATGCCCGGCGTTGCTGCTGTCGCATATGGCACGACATAGTGGTATGCGTCGGCTGTCCAAGCTTTGTAGCCTGTCGGCATTGTTGCAACGAAGTTGCCGGAGAAGTTGCCTGTAAATGTAATCTGGGTGTCGGAACAGATTGCGGGGAACATCGCGCTACCAGTTGTGAAAGATATACCGCCGACTTTCGCCACTGGGTCAGCACTACTTGTCGCATTCCACCAACCGTTGTTAAGGCGATACCAGATAAGCCCATCATCAAGATCAACAGCAACACCGACGATGTTGCCTACGGTCGTAAATGGTGTAGTTCCGCCCTTGTTGGAGCCATTCACGTAGATATTGCCGCTACCTTGGAACGCACCCACTGCCCCCGTACTGTCGTTATAACCTACCTGACTGTTCAAAGGTTCGTTGGCGGGCGCAATGCCGATACTACAGTTGTTGCTGACGCTACCTGCTGCATATGTCACTTCGAAATAGTATTTCCCGCTTGTGTATCCAACACTACCAAGTGCTACAGCTTGTCCGCCCGAAAACGCAGCAGTCAGGTTGTTGTTACTCAGGGTTACAGCAGCGCTTTTCTTTGCAATGTCCCATGCGGCAGTGATTGAAACTACGGCTTGAGATACGCCAGCCCAATACTGCGATTGCTCGGAGTAGTAGTAGGACGAATATGATGTTGTGCCGTTAACTGGGCCACTAGCTTGCGACGCCCAGCTTTGCGCGAGTGTCGAGTAATTGCTTGCGGTCGTCGCTGATGTGCTTGCCGCTGTTGCTGACGCTGCTGCATTGTTGGCGCTAGTGTTAGCGTTAGTCGCGGATGTAGCAGCGTTTGTAGCTGACGTACTGGCTGCACTTGCCGAGTTGATCGCGCTCGTTACAGAGCTTTCTGCGTTGTTAACCAAGTTGAGGACATTCTGCAATGTCCCACTAATAGGGAGTGGCAAAAACGGGCCGAAGTTTGCGACCAACGTTGATTGATCGCTTTGCATTGTGAAGATTAATCTTGTTGTTCCATCGCTGCTCATAGCGTTTCCTTGTTGTTTTTATTAAGCTAAAGGCGATGCCTTAATACGGAACCAAATTGGATCGGCGTACATGACCGATCCATCAGCAGCGATTACCTTTAGGGCTAACTGTGCTTTCCCTACCGGCCATGCGCTAGTTTGAGTTGTGGTTGCTGTAAGCGAATACATGCCGTTAGTCGCTGACGATCCACCGGACAGGTTTGTTACGTTGATAGCGCCGTAGGTTTTTACACCTTCTTGGTCGAACATCGCTGCCGTGATAGCCCACTGGCTAAAGTCAGGTTGGTTGCCATTGACGCCTGAAGTACCACCGATCACGTCCCCAGTAAGCTGAAGCGTGCCGGTAAAATTGAAAGTTGCGCCTTGGTAGAAGTCGTAGGCCACTTGCTTTCTCCTGCATGGATCCCTGCAATTCGGGATTGATTGTTATGCTTCTATTTATTCGCAGGATGAAAGCTTTACACCGAACGTTTAGCCGTAAAAAAGCCCTGAGGTTTTACGCTCAGGGCAAGAGAGCTTACTACTGCTCTTTCCGAGGGGAGCTTAAAGCATGTGAAATAGTGCTGCGCCAAGCGCAACACAAAACCCGATCGCTATCCACGGCAGCGCTTCCGCTATACCTAAAGCAGCGAGCAGCGCCACTAGCTTGAGTATTTGACCCAAGAAGTCGAAGACGTACAGTGCAACAAGACCACCAGCAAGAATAACGACGAAAAAGCCAAGCGCAACAAGTCCAATTTCCACGTGACCGAAGTTCTGGGCAATGTTGAATCCTACAGGTATCAGCCCTAGTAGGATGCTTATGAACAGCCCGCCTACGATCAGCTTGTCCTTGGTAGATTGCATTTTTTTCTCCTTCGTCTCTTGCTGGTCCATTGGTAGTCTTTACAATTTTTGTTGTGTTAGCAAGTAAAGACTACCAGCTTCTAGCGATCAGTCAATAGCGCGGTAAATCGCTCTCCGCTCTGCGTGCTGTGCTGCGAAGTCGCGTAGCTGCTCCCAGTGATCGACCATCTTTTCCGCCAGATCAGTTTGACGACGCGCAGCGCATTCGTGCGCTAGTTGGTTGAGCACAAACAGCGTGAACACGATGCCAGCCGCGTCGTTACTCATGTCACCTTCGAAGCCGTTGCCGTCGACGTTCACATTCAAGCGCGCAGGCACTATTGGTGCAGCGTAGCCACCGCCGTTGCTCAGTAAGTAGAACTCCCATACGCCACCGTTGTAGGTGTCGGGTGCCAACCGTCCCGCGTATGTGTACAGCAGCGCTTCGGCCCGCATCATCAACTTCGGACCGAACAGCTTGGGCAGGAAGCCCAAGCGCTTTACCACGGGTACGGCTGTTGCTGTTACAGTCATTTCGTACTCCTAACTTGTTGTTGGGAGCCAGATGGTAGTACCGACCACGCGCGGCGTAACCTGCATGAAAGGCAGCCGAAGCTGCCTTTTGTTTAGCGCACCACATAGTGCTGGATAAGAAAACCAATGGTTCCGACCAGTCCTAGAATCACATAGTCAACAGCACCATCAAAACGAAATCACCAAAGGACTTGGGTCATTGAGTACCCACTGCTCCGCGAGAAAGGCCTTAAGCCGTGTCTCAATGTCTTCGTTTATACCATGTAAACCATGCGGCAGCGCAAAACCCATCGCTACAATCTTGGCTTCAGTGTAGATACCAAAATCAGATATGTACACGGTGATTGGGCCGCTTACGTCTTCCACTGTAGAAACGGTGTCAAACTCGCCGTTATCTTGATCTTCGTACTGTTCAAAGTCGTTTTTCATTTTTAGTCTCCCAACGCTTCATTGCGTTTCTAGTATTTATCTAGCGCATCTATCAAGCTGGTCTGGTGTCAACACGAAGTCATCGGTAGGTACGAGCTGCTGAATTGCGTTACCTGAGCACGAAGTGCTGTATCAGGTACCACGCTACTGCGACTGCGCCGAGGAACGTATAAAAGAATGCTGTTTTCTGGCGATTGTCCATGTCGTGGATCTTTTCAACCAGTGTGTCGATCTTTGCGTTCTGCAGTGCCACTTCGTTTCGAAGCTCGCCGTAGTTTGTGGCGCATTCCAAGATGTGGTCTTGGAGCGCTCTTGTTGTGTCCTCGCTCATGCTTCACCTCCCAACAAAGCCACCAAATATTTATTGGGTCAGGTGAAGGTGTAAGCGGGTGTTACTGGCTTCTCTGATCGTTGCGGTCAAAGTCACGCAGCGCTCGTTCCAGTGTCGCTTGTCGTAGCCGGTCGAATTGCTCAGTGCCAAGCGTTGTGCGAAGCTGGCTCAAGAGGCTTGAAACTGCAAGGTCTTCTGTCAAGTTCTCGTTTTTCCACTCAGTCAAACCACCTAGCTGAGAGAATAGCTTCATCATTCGGTTGACAGATTCTTCCCGAGCTACCGCGTTCGGATCACTTTGCGTTCGCTCAACGTACCAAGCGTGGCTTCCGATCTCCATCATTGCGTCTTCGAACTTTTTCAGGGCTTTCTCGACCTCGGGAGTCAGCCACAATGACCACTTCTGGCGCAATCTAAACAGTGCTACAGAGTGTTCCACTGCTTCCTTGCATGGCCCTCTCCGCATAATGTCCAGCAATGCTTCGCGGTACATCGCCCCGTACGCTTCACAGAACTCCACGTACTTGTCAAAGGCCACAGTCGCCATATGTGAGCCTGCGGTGTTGAACGCGCGGCTGATGGCATCTTTGCGTGCGTCGGCACTGCGGTTCCTGTGCGCAATGAACAATGCTGCTCCTTGGGCCAATGCAGCACCCACAACAGTACCTCCGAACCCGATCAGTGCTGGATAAAGACCACTGGTTGCCGTCGCTGCAACGCCACTAACAGCAACGGCGCTTGCTGCAACAACAGCAGACGCCGCCATATTCACCTCATGTTGTGTGGTTGCGCTGAGTTTAGCAGACCGACGAGTTCGGCTGTATGTATGTACAGTAGTTTTTGGGATTTGCCGCGCCGGTTGTTATCGGCTAGTCTTGTCGGACAAATATCTCAACAGCGAGAGACCATGCGCAACGCCCTCCTTCTGCTCTTCGCCCTGGTTGCGATCTCGACTAGATGCTATGCGGAGGACACGCCGCATTACGCAGTGGTGTCGGAATTTGTACAAGAGCTTGTCGAGACCAAGGAGTATCAGGATCTCGCTAAACGCGAGTTTGATTCCGCGCGCAAGGAAAACGCCCAAGAAGTCATGATGGCGATCATCCGAAATGGTACACGAGTCAAGCTAAGGCTTGCGGCTACTGTCGGTCGGTTGGAGGAGATGCATCTCGATCACCCGTTCGAAACACTCCTTCCCACGTTGACCGAGTTTTACAACAAGAAGATTGCGCTATACGACGAGATGGTGACAACAGCGCAAACGTTCGTTGAAGGGCCGAAACCCGGTGTTGACTACGCAAAGCTCTCTGCGCATATGCCTGAAATCACCGCACAGGTAGAGTATGTCGACGAATCTATCTTCAAGATGACGCCGCTGGTGTTCGCCCTACTGATCTCACAGAAGCCGGACAGTCATAACCACCTTAGCCACATGAGCATAACGCATCAACAGGCAAACGAGTTGGTGAGTTCATTGCAGCGCGGCTTCGGCAAGTCACTGGACGCAAAAGATCAAGACTGGACGGTAAGTTCCGCGTCCGTATTGCGCTACTACTTGAGAGACAAGGGTTACAAGTACGCAGACGACCCTTGGCAGTAGCTATTAGGAGAGGATAAGCGCCGCTTTCCGTGCCCATTACAGCCCTTCGAAGTGCTCTACGAATTCGCCTGCGTGCTTTGTCTTCTGGAATAGCAGTGTGACGCGGTTACGGTGCGGATGTATCACTATCTCCAGTGGAACCTTTGTGGTGAACAGCCACGTACCGATCTGTTTGCGGTACTTCAAAAAGGTTTCGCCATCAACAGAGAGAAACATCCGCACCATAGTCGTTACTTGATGTTGAATAGGCGTTTGACGAAGGCTGCGAAGCGGGCGTAGAAACTGACGTCTGCTGGCTTTGCCGTATCTGTCGCTGTTGGTGTTGTGTTGTCTGACATGTCCTTGTCCTTTATCTGGCGTGAGTGCCGGATACCGGTATTTATTGACTGACAAAAGCAGACTATGATAAATCAGTCGCACTACGGAAAAACGGGGAAGCGCGGTGGAATACACTCAGTCAAAGATGTGGTGGAGCTGTGTCGCATTCATCCCCTACCTGCTGCTTGCTGGCGTGTACACGTTCGTGACGAACGGCCATCAGCGCGACTTCGAAGTCGCGCTTGGCGTGTTGCTGGGAGGCCGCGCATTGTTTGGCGTGGTAGACACCGTCACTTCGGCCATTGCGTGGCGCCTGTATGCCCGTAAGCGCACCACCGAAAGTATGCTCAAGCTGTTCAAGGATGCAGGCATGCCAACGCGTGAGCCTGCCGACGAGAGCCTTTCGATGTACTTGCTGCGTCTGGATGAAGATCGCGAACACCCTGTTCAGGTCAAGTGCGCAGCACGCCAGCTTTCGACGCTGCTTGAGCAGACCAAACATGACGGGATTGCCATAGGGATGCGAACGGAGGAAGCAATAAAAGCGGCTTTCGAGCAGTACACAGCAAAAGAGCCGGTCGGCGCACACGCAGCGCCAAATTGACCGGCGGCACCGCTCGCCGGGTACACTTTCGCTTTTCGATTAATACATTCTTTGGGATCTGCGGAAGCAAAACCAGAAATCAAATAAATCGAAGACGCCGCCGCGCTGACGAATCTGCGTGCGAGCGAAGCGAGTTAGCAGTGAGTCGAGCGAGCGGCACCTGGCTCTGCGAAGCAGATGCCAGACTAAGATTTTTAGTATCTTATTATTTCATAATCCATAGAATCAGAGTAATCTAATAAGATACTAAAAACCAAAAACACGAATTTTGACGCTTATTCGCTTCGTCCGTATAATCTAGTGTAAATAAAGAAGAACAAGCAACATGCAGGTTGCGTAGGTTCCGACACAGAATTCATTAGGAATTGCACCGCAATGGTGCATAAGGTTGAGAACCCCGTATGTCGCTGCATCGATGTACGGGGTTTTCCCTTTTTAACTGATAACAATAAGAAAATATGCAGATTTTCGATCTCCCCAAGAAATCAAACCTGGCTTACCTAGACTGCCAGTACTTCCACAACGATCCTAAGCCGGGCGTTGCAGAACACATCATCAAGGTACAGTACCGCACAAAGCGCGGTGAGCCACAAAGCTTTGTCATTCCAATTACGTGCGACCAGTACCGTATAACGCGCATTGCTAAAAATGCGATCGGCATAGACGGCAGCAAGCTTGTGAAAGCAAAATCTGCAATGTTGCGCGACTCTGGTATTCCACACTACTTCGGCTTCCGCCTCGTGTCCTTTGTGCAGATGGCTGGTCCTAAGAAGCGGTTTAAGAAGAAGTCAGACGCCAATACACAGTGCTGGGTGTATGTACACGACGACAACCACCTCGAAGTCGAACTGCTTTGGGCTGGTGAAACCATCAACGTCCACCTGAACACCATCGAAGATCGCACGAACGATAAGCAGAGTTGGGCTATTGGTCGTTATGACGCAGAAGAAGAACTACTACAAGCAATCGAGACAAGACGAAATGGAAGAAGTGACACTCGCGCAACTATTGCGCATGACCAAAGCCGAGAAGAAAGCGTTTGCAACGCGGAAGCAACAACAGCGCGAAGCGGAACGAGCAGTGAGCCAACAACAGTACGACAAAGCGGTACACGAAGCCGAACGATGGGCGCTGACCAACTCGTTGCCAGCATTGCAGGGAACGGTGAAGCAGATCGCCTATGCACAAGTCATCAGATACAACTGGCTTCACAAGCGCGTCAACAGCAAGTACCAGCAGAAGCAGTTTCTGCAGATCGTGACCGAAAGCCAGCTCGAAGCTTTTCTCAGTCTTTTAAGGAAAGAGCAAGACAGTACATGGTGGATCGTGACCAATGGGGAGTATGGGCACCCGAGGAAGTATCTCCAACACATGATGGACTCGGAACCCGCTTTCGTTTTTAAGATTGCTTTCGAAGAAGTGGATTTGGCGCGGATTGCCAGTAGTCCTATAGCAGACAGCTAAATAGAAATGCGACGGACGAGGTTGCAGGATCTCCACAATTACTTTTGTACCGTTCCTTAACAGGAACACCGAAAGGCCTATTACATCTCGTCCGTGTAATAGGCCTTTCACTTTTAGGAGAATAAGAATAATGACAACAACATACATGGTTACGCTGCAACACATGTCTTACGGTGCTGGCTACGAAACGTGGTCATGGTTGAGGGAACGTAGCATCGAGCACGAGATGAATCTGGGCAAATTGCTTAACGAAGGCGGAATAGGCTTTGACCATGTTTCATACGGCTTCAGCAACGACGCCGACGCAGTGCTGTTTAAATTGACGTTCTCAAAGTATCTATAAGCGGCCAAGGAGAATAACAACAATGACAATGAAATCCGTCACAGTAAGACTGTCAAATATAGTAAGACTGTCAAATGACTGGAATGTACTCTTAGACGCGTTGGAAGTTATGCGTGACTGGTGCAAAGCGAACGCGGACACTTTCTTATGCGATATACCGCTAGACTGCATTACTCCGCGAACAAATAAACTAACAAATGAATTCGTAGAGGCTCTAATCGCATGTAAATCGAAGCCAACATTCACGTTCGGAAACGACACAGACGCAGTTGCATTCAAACTGACGTTTGCCGACTACCTATAATAACCAAGATGCCACACCTTAAGTGACACTGATAGTAAAAGACAATGACAACAAATACTAAAAACCTGCGAGACGCAGCAGCAGCACCACAACAAGAGATTGAATGGATCAAGCTCGAAAAGACGGATAATCCCGACAATCTGTTTCCCATTGAAGTAGGATTCTCAGTCGGCAAACTGAATCTCGACCATTGGCTGAATCTGCACAGAGACGCAGTCAGCTACATGGAAGTGACCGCGAATCAAACAGTAATCGTATTCTTCAAAGAAATAGTTGCGGCGAACAAATTCCGCTACACGTTCATGGATCACGTTTGGGTACGTGCAGAAGCGTCACAGGGAGACAAACAATGACAATGGTTTATGTATATGAAATCCGCAACACAAAGGTTACCCCACAAGTGCGCATTGACATCGAGACTGAGGCCAAGACATGGGCAATACACAATGGCATTTGCTTTCACCACAATGATGCCAACGGTATTTCTTTGTTAATGCTAAAAGGCGACACCGAGGCAATCGCATTTCATCTTATGTTCGGCGAAAAGATGAGGCTTTGTTTCAAGCAAGACGCCTCCGAGATGGTTAAGTTCAACTACGGTGCCGCTTTCAATAACTGGATACAACAATGACCGACACCTATGAAGTAACCGTACATCCAAAGCTTGTCGCAACTCTGGTAGAGATGCATAAATGGTGCGACGAGAACACCAACGAATTTGGTCATTCAATCTCACTTTCAACAGATGATGCCGGGCTTATTCTTGCCGATGGCGGAGGCGACGATTGCGCTATCGTAGTCGCCGCTCGGCGCGAGGGTTATGTTGAGGTGCTCAAATACCTTAACGAGGTGCAGTTCTACTTCTTCAACGATTTAGACGCCATGCATTTCAAGCTGCGGTGGTGCGAGTACCTGTAATGCGAAGCAATCGAGAGTACGTCTGCAAGTATTGCGGCACAGTTAGCAAGAGGATCGACACGCATAGAAACTGGCATGACGAGAACTGCCAAGCCGGGCCGACACCAAGAGCGAAGCCCAAGAAGAGATACAAGAGCAAGCCATATGTACCAAGGCCACGCTATCCAAGCATTCCTGACGCAGTGACGGTCAAGTACAAGGACTATGTGGAACTGCTACGAGAACAGAAGGCTAGTGGATAAGACAAGAGGCCCGGAATAACCGGGCCTTCTTGCGTTCGGAGAGACAAATGACAAACACCATGACTAAGTATTTGCATGTCTATTTATCTCCCGACTTACTCGTCTTCTGTGTCGTAGATAGAATATTCAAACTTATCGCCAAAAACTAGCTTGAACTGTAGTGCGTCTAGCTCGTTGTAGAACGCCCATGTAGGTAGCTCGAAGCCCCATACGCCTTTCTCGCCTTTATGCTCAATGTATGGTGTCTTCACGAAGTTCCCAATGTCGTTTGATGCGATCCACGCATCGGCCTCTTCTTCTTCCGGTGTCTTGAAATATTCGGGTGGGCGGCCGAACACCGTGTATAGCGCCACGCCGTTCAGCACCGCGGCGATTTCCTGCACTTTGATGGTGAATAGATGTAGTTGTTTCATTGTGTCGTCTCCTTGTTATGACCTCAATATTTAGCTTCGAAGTTGATCTGTGCCGCGCGCTTTCCGGCTAAATAAAGGCGGGCATTTAATTGGAGGGAACACAATGCAATTCGACCCACAAAAGAAAAACAACCTCATAGTCATTGAGAAGCCAGAGCTACGCAAGTATTGGTCGTTAGTTCGACCAGCGCTTGAGAAGATGCAAAAGGACCGCAAGAGCGCTGATAAGTGGACACCCGAAGACGTCTACCTGTCACTCCTAGAAGGACGTTCAACCTTGGTTCTGACTTCAATTGTTCCTGGCGAAAACACTGGTTTGCGTTACGCGGATAGAGAGACCGCAATACAAAACTTTACAGGCTTTATGGTTTTGCAAAAGACCAGTACCTATGAAGACGCTGCGCTACACATTTGGATCGCTGCCAGCAATGAAGGGAAGGCAGAAGCCTCGAATATCCTTACATTCAACAGCGAAATGGACGAGCTTGCAAAAAACATTGGATGCACACGTATCACGTTCAATAGCAACCGCGATTTCTGGAAAAGGGTAGCACCACGCTTTCGATTTGAAGAGCTAGACGTGAAATGGTCACGCGACGTGAAATAACAGGTGAGCCTGCGTCTATCTTTGATGTAGAAGTGGTCGTTAAGCTAGACAAAGCACGTAGCGGCTTTGTCTTCAACATCAAAGTAAGGGATGAAAACGGTGCAGACATAACAAGCTTGTTCCGTTTCTACGCCAAGCAGGAACCATCAGACATAGGCAGGACAGACTGCCTGGATGCGGTCATCAAGAAATTAATTGACTAGCCGCAAGCACTAAAGGCCACCAACGGTGGCCTTTTTCATTGGTCCGCTAAATAAAGATAACAAAACGCTCGAATTGGAGAGCGGCATGCAGCGGAAACCAAAATGAAAACAATTACACAGCAAGCGCTCAAAAGCGCACTGCACTACGACCCCGAGACAGGTCTTTTTACCCACATTTGCGACACGCGATACAAGAAAGCCGGTGAACAAGCTGGCTATGTAGCGAGGAACGGATATAGATGCATCTATATTCAATCTAGCGATAAAATATACTACGCGCACAGACTAGCGTTCCTGTACATGACGGGTGAGCTTCCGAAGGAACAGGTAGACCATATCAACCGTGTCAAAACTGATAATCGTTGGGACAACTTACGAGAAGTAAGTCAAGCAGAGAACAATAGGAATTTGAGTCTGCGCAAGGACAACAAATCAGGTTATCGAGGTGTGCATTGGGCTAAAGCTAACCAAAAGTGGCATGCGTCAATCTGTGTTGACGGTAAATCTATATCGCTTGGTTACTTTACAGATGCAGCAGAAGCTGGTGCAGCAGCAGAAGAAGCACGTAAGCGATATTTTGGTAAGTTCGCATAAGCAGCAGTTAGGACGGCCCCCAATTTGGGGGCCATTGCACCTTTAGCCTATCTTCAATGCCAGTTCTTGCGGTGTGGTGTGGTAGTACCGTTTTAGGTTAGTTGGATTGCTATGCCCTGTCACAGCACTTAGCTCGATAATGTTAGGCAGCTTTTTCGCAAGCCTAGTCGTGGCCATGTGCCGCAGATCATGAAAGTGGAAATCTTCGATACCTGCGCGTTTGCATGCCCGCCACCATGCGGCATCAACTGCTACGCCTGTAAGCGGGAATACGCGCTTATCAGTACGGGGCATGCTATATAATATCTCGACTGCTTTCGTGCTTAGCGGTACTGTCCTCGCTTTGCCGTTCTTGGTGATGGGCAAGAACGCTGTACGCTGCTCCAAGTCCACGTTATCCCAGGTCAGCTTCAACAACTCGCCACGCCGCATCGCTGTTTCGAGAGCCAAACGCACTAGCGGTAATATCAGTGGGTTGCGTAATGCGTGACCACCTGGACGGAACTCGTGCAGCAACAGAGCCATTTCCTCATCAGACAATATGCGATTACGCCCAGGCGGTAGTTTCGGCTTCTTGACCTTGTAGCAGGGGTTCTCGATGTTTAAACCCCACTCTCTACGCGCGTGATTGATAATGCCTTGGATGTTTGCAAGCTCTCGGGCAACAGTAGCTGGTCCCACTTCCTTAGAACGCTCATCCCGGTAGTTTGCGATGACCATTGGTGTCAGGTTGTGGATGCTGTACTGGCCTATCTCACGTTCGGCCATTGCGCCGAGTCGATACCACTCGCTCTTGTTGTCGTAATTGCGCTTGGGTAGCTCGACTTTGCGGTAACGCTCGATCAGGTCTTTAAGCAACACGTCCTTCTCTTGCGAGATGTCAACGTAGGACCTGTTGTACATGGCAGCTTCTATCTCTGCTGCCCACGCTTTGGCTTCGGCCAGCGTGTCGAACGTTTTGTTTTGCTTGGGGTAGCCCTTTACTGCGATGCGCGCCAACGTCTTGCCGTTGCGCGGGACAAAGCTTGCCATTTTGTAAGCCTCATTTGCACTCTCGTTGCACTTTCGAGGTACTTTGGCAAGGAAACTTGGTCTAAGTCCTTGTTAGTAAAGGTGAAAAGAAAGGCTCAGCTACGTCGCAATTGATGCACTCGTCGGTAATGAATAAAGCCATGCTGTCACCGGAAAAACGATCACGAACGGTCCGCGACAGGCGAAACGCTCACTGCAAGCTCGATATTTTACGCC